GATCCAGCGCCCAAGCGTAGTTGGTGCGCATATTACCAAGGAGAGGTAGACCCTCATAATTTTTCGTGGGGGGAATCTGCAGAAAAGGCGGTTTATAACCTTAATGAAAAGCTTAAAGAAACGCAAGATACTGATAGTTTTGATAATAATTTTGATATAACATAAGGGAAATATGGGTATTTCAAAAAAAGTGATACACATGGTTAAGCATAAATCCACAGGAGCAAATGTTCCTATTGTGATTACTAAGGTAAGTGCTAATAATGAGATAAAAGAATATAAAGAAATAACTAAAAATAGAAAATATTTTACTCTAGATATGCTAATGAATCGATGGGATAAGTGCAGAGATGAAGTGATAGAATTGCTCACACAATATCATGTTCCTGCCCATGTCAGTTTTTCCTCTGCTCAGAATTTATTTAATAGGTCTTTGCCTGGATCATCAGCGCCTGTAGATATTGCTTTATTCTTTGTTGAATATATCTATGCATTAGAACGAAAAATAAAATTACCGCACAATAAACTTAAGCCAAAGAAATTATTAGAAAGGGATCATTAGTCATGTTACCACTTGAACAACAAGTCTGTTCCCTTGGTCTTGCTAAACGACTGAAAGAGTTGGGTGTAAGGCAGGAGAGTCTGTTTTATTGGTATAAAGGGCTAAGAGAACCTTTTGCTGATTGGCATGAACAAGGACATGTTTACCAAGATTATCCAAATCCTGAGATTTTATATTCAGCATTCAACACCGCAGAATTGGGCGATATGCTTCCTGCTTGGATTGATACAAAACAAAACGAACCTTTCAATATCTTTGGGCTTGAAACTATTAAACGCAAATCTAGAAATATTCAATTTATCGTTTCTTATGAATGCGATTCTATAAAAGGGAAAGAAATCAATAACCCTCTTGCAAGAAGTAGGGCGTGTCATACTTATGATGAAAAGGAAGCAGATGCCAGAGCAAAAATGCTCATTTACCTAATCGAAAACGATATCGTCTCTGTAGAATGGCTTTGGTGGCAGCATGATAATAACAAATAAACAATTGATGATGTTAGTTCAAATCCTAAAGGATACACTAGCTTGGGATAAGCCCATTATGAAATTTGCTCATGATGAGTATTACAATGACTCGATGGTTAGTCGCGGTAAAAACCAGCTTAATAATCTATTATGGATATGGAATAGGAAAAAAATATGATTACTTTTTTAAAGCAATTTTTTTGTGTTCATCCATCCATAACCACAACAACGGAAAGCACATCTCCGGAGCATATTTTTATAGTTAAGTCACTTATTCAATGTGACCGATGTAAAAAAACTTTTCCACAACACCCTCATGCGGAATGCTGTCATGTTAAGCACATACATAGCCAACTCATGATGGAGTATTGGATAAACAAAGTTAGATTTTCACAACAACAAAAGGAAGTTACACAATGAAAAAAGCGTTACTTTTATCGCTATCTTTATTAGCAGCCGGATTGGCACAACATAATACTAAGGGAAAATAGCCCACTTATTTAAGGATTGGTGGCAGAGTGGTCGATTGCCACAGACTGTAAATCTGTTCCCTTAAGGCGAGGTGGTTCGAATCCACCCCAATCCATTGGTTGACAATGTTTTTCATAAGGTTGACAAAGAATATCGTCAATGTACCCTACTTTAGAAGTTCTAAAGAGGAACACCATCCGGTGCCCGTGTCAGGTACAAAGACTAGGTAAAACAATTATGGAGCAACTAAAATGACAGATCAAGATAAATTGAATGATTATAAAAGTTATATGAGAAAAAAATATGGCGGTGACTGGGATGATTTTGAATGATTTATACCTCACAAGAAAAAGACTGTTGATAACGATGGTGCCACCAGGAGTTGAAAAATACTCAAGCAGATAGAGTGGTAAATGCATTCTAGGAAGCCATCATTTATTAACGGCAATCGCGACGTGGACAGTGACACGTAGGATTTCAACTCCCGTTAAGAAGGATATGCGCGCAGTCCCTTAACTAGCCAGTGCAATTCTGGCCGATTGCCTCTAATTAATAGCGGAGAAAGTTATGAATGACTGTCGCGCATGCAATGGTTATGGCTATCGTTTGGTTCGAATGATATGGGATAGATGGGAAAAATATTTGTGGCAAAAGAGTGTTAAGCCTTGTAGAAGTTGCGGAGGTAAGGGATATGAGTGACATCACAAACTGGCCACAGGCTTTTACTGCTGTGGGATGTGCTATTTGTTTAGCTGCTGTATTAATTGTAATATTTTGGCAGGCATCATTATGACTGACTTATTACCATGTCCGTTTTGTGGAGAAAAAGCCTATTTTAAATGCCATAAATCTGATTATGGCCTAAAAACTTTATATAAAGTAATGTGTAGTAATTTAAATTGCGCAGAGAAATGGATGGATTCCAAAGACAATGCTATTACATACTGGAATACTCGCACATTACCCGAAGATGTTTACACAATTAAAATACCTAAAGAAATAGTTCAAGAATTGAATGAGCCATTGGATGATTGATGAGTAAATGGATCAGCGTGAAAGATAGATTGCCAGAAAACAATTCCAGAATACTGGCTTGGAGTGATGGAAGTTTATATGATTCATTTTTTATGGGTGATAATTTTATTTTATTAGGTTATTCATCTCATCATAAAAAACAAATAATGGGTAATTTATATATGAAAAAAGAATTTATATTAAGGGATATTAGCCATTGGATGCCATTACCTGAGCCACCGGAGTAGAAATGAGTAAAAAGACAATAGTACTACCAAGTATCGCTGAATCTGGAACTACCATATCTGTAACAAATAAGAGTGATGATATCGTTGAGATTGTAATGCCACCTACCCAAACAATTTATCATTTAGAGTATAAATATCAAAAGCTATTGGAGTTTGTTAAAAATATGCAAACATTTATTCCTGAACATTATAAACTAAAACTTGCTGATAAAGATGACTGGGAAAAATTACTCAAAGAAATAGGTGAACTATAATGACTGAATTATGTCAACGATGCAAAGAGGAAGGTGATGATAGAAGAACACTGTGGATGGCTTGTTTTTATGATATGGATGAATTAAAAATTCCATTTGATAAAGAAGCTATGCTTGATAAAGAACAAAAAAATATAAGCAATATTCCTACTGGAAGGACTTTTTATACTTTGCGTGTCTGCAAAGATTGTCGATCTGATTGGATGAGAAGCATTCTATATTGGTGGAACACCATTCCTCCTAAAAGCGATTCATGCGATAGTGGAATTTATGTTCGTGACTTTGGAACAAACAAAGAAATCACTTTAGAAGAATATACAGAGAAATACGATAATGTGGAATAGCGTGAAAGAGTTATATCCTGACAAAGAAGGGTTTTATTTATGCTCTACTGGAACTCACAGACCTTTCATTTGTTTTTTTAGAGTATTTAAAAATATAAAAAACTTTATTACGGGTGACGGAAGTCATGCAATAATAAATAATGTAAAATATTGGATGGAGTTGCCAAATAATCCTGAAAAAACTATAGATAAATCAGAAAATCAAAAAGATAAATCCTATCATTTATCAGACATAAATCTAAAGAAACACATAACTTCCAATGAAATTATGTTTCTTTTTAAAGTTTTATCAGATTCAATACAATTAGGTGAAAATAAATGCTTCGATTATCAATTATCAACTAGACAATCAATGCAAACTAATTTAATGAGAAAAATAAAGAAATCATAGTGCCAGTAAGCCAACTTACTGGAAGTTTGAAGTTTATAGTTCACATTATATACAAATAGTAGCACAAAATAGGAATAAAATCATGTGGCAATTCATTGAATATTTATTAGGTTTATTTTTACATTTGTCATTAATAACTGGTCCATTTTGGATATATAAATTTTACGGATTTGAACCAGCATGTATTTCTATTGGAATTTCTGCTATATATTATTTGGCTTATATACAATTCATTTTACGAATAGAGTTTGATCAATGACTTTTATCACGGAAATAGGCCACAAGGATTAAAGTGGCCAGAGGCGGGAAAGTCGTGGTACAAATATCAATTAATTTAGCACATTCTATTGGTCTTAATAAATAAGCGCCTATTGTTAATAAATATAATATAGACAAACCAAGTAATATTTGTTTGGCTGCAAGGAATTTGTCTCTTTCAGTAATTTTACCAGTATTTATCCTTCCATTTAATTTATTTGTATCAAGCTCAGATACTTTATAAAGATCATCCATGATCCCTCTTAAATTTTATCTTAATATTATTTTAGTTTCATGCGTTCCTTTTCTTGCAAATAATTCACCATTGGTTTTATCTACATGCGTTGCAAGAGTGAGTAAATCAATGGCTTTAGAAACTAATTCAGCTCTACTTCTTATATTATAGTAGTGCATCAACTCATGAATAGTTTGTGATGCACTACTATCTAATTCAAGATTAAGCTCAATCATTTATTTTTCTGCTTTTTAAGAAACTTAGTTATTTCCTTTTCCAAATGTCTAATAACTTTATTAATCTCTTTTTTGTAATCATTAAACTGTTTGGTGGTAATATAATTAGGAGGACGTGGCATGTGTAATAATCCTTTCAATTTGTAAAGTAAAATAATATTATATATCTTGTAAATAAACAACTAATTAAAGGAACCAATCTATGCCACTTAAAAAGGGAACTTCAAGAAAAGTGATAGGCAAAAACATCAAAGAGATGGAAGAAAGCGGTCATCCAAGAAAACAGGCGATTGCAGCATCCCTAAACGAAGCGAGAAAATCAGGCGCTAAGATTCCAAAAAAGAAAAAACAAAAGAAAAGTAAAGATCCAATGTATTAATAACGACACCCGCTACGCCTCTTAAAAATGCGCACCCCAGCGGGTTTTTTACCTTCTCCTTCTTGCATAAATACCACCGCAAGCGTTACAGGTATTATTAAATGTGGCTTCGCATGAAAGATAAATTGTAGTTGTACCTGGTAAACTATATCGAATTGATGGTATAGAAAACCCATCAACACTATTACCAGCTCCCCCTACAATAATAGTTTCTGAATTATAAAGTGATCTATCGGGTAATGTTGCAGAAGTAGTACTGCTCCAACCAAACATATTGACATTCGCAGCAGTAATATTCCACGAAAAATTTACATTTCCCCAAACGTCCCAATCTCCGGCTGTAAGAGAAATAGATGTAATATTCGCAGGAGTTGCAGTAGTAAGAGAAATAGCAGATCCAGCAGCAACCACAGAAGAAATCAATTCCCCAACACTTCCTGCAGCCGCATTATCATTGGTCGTGGTACCGACAAGATTAGCTTGATTAATTGTTGGCGTTGTTATTGTAGGTGAGGTTCCAAATACAGTAGATCCGGTACCGGTTTCGTCAGTCAATGCGGCCAATAAATTAGCACTAGATGGAGTACCAAGAAATGTAGCAACATTAGATCCCAATCCTGAAACTCCTGTTGAGACAGGAAGTCCCGTGCAATTAGTTAATATTCCTGATAATGGTGTGCCCAATTGATTATTTATCGCATTATTTATAGTCATGCATTAAATCCTTTTAAACAATCGTAAACCCTGCGCTTTGTCCTGCTCCCATAGCTGTCCAAATTGTATTTGCTGTTGTGCAAATTAATTCAAGGGAATCGAAACTATTAGTTGATGAAACACTTCCACCTACACCTATTGTTGAAGATACCGAACCAATCTGTACGCTTTGACCTGCATTTTGAGCAATAGACCAACCACCGGCCCCTTTTCCAATAACATTGATTGCAGTGCCAAATGCAGCAGTGGCAGGAAGGGTTAAAGTTACTAGCCCCGCATTATTTGTAACATATCCATTATCAGCAACCATTAATTGGCTGGCGCTAGTTACTTCAGTCCAGCCAATACCGGAACCTGTACCCGAAATTGTAATGCTTCCTGCACCATTGGATATTGATATACCAGGACCTGGAGAAATTGTAGAAGGTGTAGGGGTGGCACCTGTAGATCCAATCAATATTTGTCCATTCGTTAATGATGCGCTCCACGCAGGAATCCCACTAGCATTTGTTCTAAGTATTGCACTATTAGATGTCGCTAATCCTGCAATAACATTACTGCCTGATGAATATAATAATTGATTAGCAGTTGTTGAGGATAATCCTGTACCACCATTAGTCACTGCTAATATTCCAGCAGTAAACCCAAATAAGGTACCTACCTGAGTCAATGTTTCTCGTTTAGTAATACCACCTTGCACAACGGGAAAGAAATCTGTAGTAAGTGATGTTGCCACAGGTGGTAGACCACTAATTTTTACGCCTGCCATTAATCACACTCCTTGTGATTATTTTACTAAATAGAATCCCCATAAACTGCAATTCGTACACCAAATGTTGTCGCTGATGCACCTACTGTAACATTCACATAGACATCTGTTCCTGCAGAAATAGTAGATATAGGATAAGTAGGCAAATAGTCTATGAACGTTCCAGTTGTTACCAATCCTGTTAATGATACAGATGATAAAATATTATTGTAATTTGATGCATTTGTTCCAATAGATAATGTTGCAGGAGTTACCGGAGAAACTATATTAGTACCGTAAACTCTGATCTTAAATGGAAAAAATAACTTTGTTGAATCTGCATTGGTAAAAATCAATGTAGCGCCTGTGTTTTTTACATTTACATTGCTATCAGTAAATCCAACAATCGGTGTAGAAAGTTTATAACCCATTTTAAATCTCCTTATGAAGCTGGTACGATTGTGTACCACACGCGCCAGTCAATTGTTCCACCAGTTCCACCAGTTGCAGCATTTGAAGTAGTAAAACAAACCGCTTTATTAATTGAATTTGCAGAAGTTACCCTGGTGACAGTACCATATCCTCCTCCTAGCCAATCAGCACCAACCACACCAAGTCCGCTGGCCATATAGTTCGTGCTAACCGTTCCTCCTGGTATGATATTTGTAATGAAAGCCGATGCTAAGTTGACTTGATCATTTCCTGTATTACCATAAGTTAACCATGCATTTCCTACTCCACCCCAAGCAACACTGCCATTTTTAATGATTAAGAAAACTTTATTTACTAAAATTAGTTTTCCCGCGCCTGGTGCCGGAATAAATTGAATTCCCGTTGTTTCCACTCCGGTAAGACTAGAAATGGTTCCAGATAAAACTAGCTGAGAAGATGGTGATTGATATGACATTAAAATACACTCCATTCACTACCAGTATAAATAAAACCAACTTCGCCATGATTTGTATTAATCACGTAAGTTGCCGCTCCATCGATATTTCCTGCTGCAGGCGTAATAGTTATATTATTTACTGAGGCGGATCCAGATATGTCTTTTACTCTAAATGTGCGCCCTGTTTCAGGAGATGCCATAAGAGCAAGCGCAATTGCACCTGATCTATTGCAAGCTAAAAAATAATCTGTTGCAGCAGCTGTATCACTAGCTGCCGTAACTGTTCTTACTTTTACAACTTGACCTGCATTTAGATTAATTGTTTGTCCCGTAGTAACGGAAAAATAATCATTGGTTCCTGGAGCAGTAGAGTTTGAGATTTTCCATGTATCGCTATCGGAATTATCAATGCCAGTCGTCCATGACGTTACTCCTGTCACTTGATAAAGAATATAAGGATCGCCACCTGACGCTCCTCCTGTCGTTAATTGTAAAACAAGTGCACTAGCTGGATCAGTGTTATCAGTATTTGAAAAAGTATTTGTATATGATGAGGCGATACTATTTCTTGTAAAACTTAAGGTAGATGTTCCTGTAATTCCTGCCGTTGCAATCTGGGAAGCATGAACAGTTCCAGCCAAATACATATCAGTAATTTGACCTGCCCCAGTTCCTTCTGTTCCTATACGACAAATATTTGATTCACCCAATACACCAGCGTTCTGAATTAAAATATTATCACTTTCTGAACTTGTATAATTTGCTCCTGTCGCAAATCCAAAAAAATTATTTCCTGATCCAGTTGTAACGCCAGCAATTGCACTTCCCACAAATGTATTTTGTGATCCCGTTGTAATACTTGCACTAGTCCATCCAATACAAGTATTGTCATTGGCATTAGTTGTTATATCATCTAAAGCGCCTGAACCTACTGCAGTATTTCTTGATGAACTTGATAATGTAAAATTACCTGAAGAAACACCAACAAAAGTATTTCCTGTTCCAAAGGTATGAATAAATGAATTTCCATTCTGATTAATTACACCAACACTAGACGATGAAGTTGAAGCTAAACCAATAATAGAATTATTTTTACTTATTAATTGATCTGCAGTTTCACGTTTTGTGACACCACCTTGCACAACAGGAAAATAATCTGATCCTAGTGCAGTTCCTACCGCTGGTAACGCTGATATTTCTATACCGGCCATGAGATTAAATTCCTTTTAATGCTCAGTTAACAACGCATTTCCATCTTCAGTTAATAAATCAAAACCATTTTCAGTTAATATAGTGAATTGTTGTTCATGAGATTCAGAAAATGAACCATAAATCATTATCGTTATAAATCCTGAACCCCACCAATTCATAAATAATCCTTAAAAAAAGGGGATTTCTCCCCTTTTCTTAACCATAAGATCCAGCAGACAATTGAGCGCTAATTTTAATACCGTTTGCTAGCACGAGAACTAAATAACTTGTCTGTTTGGCAGTATCGGTTAAACTCAATACGCAGCCACCAGTTGCAGATGAAACGCAACGTATCTGAGTAGTAATTGCTTCGCCATTGTTGATGCTTAAACCACCTGAAGCCACAGAATACCCAGTAGAAGCAGCAGACTGTAAAGTCAAGCCATCCGCGGCCGAAGAGGAATAAACTGTAAACGGAATAACACGAGCCATATTTGTTCCACTACCATCTTTAAGCTGAATAGTAACGGTAGATACGTTAGCCGCTCCCGCTGCTGCAGTGATAGTACAGGATGCAGGATCAACTTGAGCAACCGGAGTTGCACCATATTTCAAGTTGACAGCATTAAGAGTAGTAAAAGTACCAGATGTATTTGTGCCATCTTGTAATACAAATTTGCTGGTAGCAGCACCCGGATCAGGAATAGAAATAACACTAGATTGACCCATTACGCTATTTCGCACTGTAGTATTAAAAGCACCGCCCGCATTAAGCGCTTCGAAAATAAATGTTCCATTTGCAGCAGTTGCAGGGAACGAAACAAATTTACCGGCATCTCCTGAGGAACCAGATGTGACATCCCCAGCGGTGGATGCAATCGCACCTGATGCCGTTAAAGCGCCTGTAATAGATAATGCCTGACCTAGAGTAGTAGTCGTTGATGCAGCCTTAACATTTCCTGCGGTATCAGCAAATACAGCCAATGCATTGGCAGTAGATGCAGGACCAGAAAACGCTACAGCGCCAGATGAGGGATCTGCATTAAAAACTAAGGGATCAATACCTAAATGAGCAGGAAGTGGCTCAACGATACTATAAATATTCCCAGCATTTAGAGATCCTGCGCCTACTGAAACAAATTGACCTGCTTTCATTTGCTCTAAACTTTGTTGATCTGCAGCCCTTTGCAGTACGACTGTTGAACCTATACTGCTCACTACATAAATACCTTGTTCATTGGTATTCGTTTGTGTTTGAAGCAATACACGATCACCAACTGCACATGCAACACTATCAATAGTTAAAGATGATGCAGCAATAGTAAGTGTTGCACCAACTCCATTATTGTTTTGGCCATTATTGTATGTTCCTGATACGTTTGATGTTGATACAAGACGTACAGGAGTTAAACCTGGATAAACATTATATTGTTGAAATGTACTCATTTTGAAATTCCTTTTTCAAAGTTGATAAATTAATTTTAACTTCCCCATAAAATATTAGTTGCGGTTGTTCCTGCCGAATTAACCTGTAAAGAATAAATCGGGTGCCAAACTCCTGCTACTAATCCTACAATTGTGATGGTTGTTCCATCCCATTCAGTGATATTTACGTCCCCTCCAACACCAATGTATAACCAGGTAGCAAACTCACCATAAGCTGTGTCCAGTACAACAGAACGCATTCTTACTGGACCAGACATTACTCTTGTTGGCCCTGTCTTTATGTAGGGATCTAATGCTTTCACGTCCACTGTTGCAATTGCCATTCCTTGGCACTCCTATAATTTTATAAAATGATTCGCATATGATGTCGGTTGAATCGTGTTATGGGCATTACCAGGACCAACACCAACAACACCACCACCTTGAGCTGCGACAGTAACAGAACCTGGACCTGGTGCTATTACAGTATCGGATCCACTAGATCCCCTAGAGGCAGCAACATTAGAAAACGGAACTGTTGATCCTGGATGAGTATGTGATGGCATTTCAGGTATAGTTAATGGGTGAGTTTCTTCCCCATTAAAAAATCCTAATGCATGATTTGTTAATGTCGCACCAAGTCCTGAACCTGAAAATACTCTTCCCAGTGCACGAGGAATACTCATAGATCTATTTGCTGAAAAATCTACAATGGGATTACCTGTATAACCCGTAACATTGCAAAGAGTATTTCCTGATGGAATAGTGACATTCGTATAAAGCAAATTATATAACGGGAATGTATCTATATTAGCTCTAGATGTGGCACCTGATGATGCACTTCCGATAGTGCCATCATTCATGTAAACATATCCTGGTGGAGCGACTGTGTCATATCCTGAAAAAATATAACCAGTTCTAGGCGCATTAATTACCCCATCGATCATGTCATAAGTAACATAATCATTGTCTGGAGATAAACTACCTAAATATAAACTAGGTAAAACTAAATCCTGGTTTGTAGTAGCTCCTAAAGGAAATTGTATCTGCAAAAATAATGCATCATTTCCACAATCTCCCAATACATTTGGTGGCGACGCTAAAACACTGGGCACAACAGTCGTAATAGAAAATTTCTGCCACGAACTAGATAAGGTGAGAGTTTGTATGGGAATAATTTGATCTGCCGTAGGTGTTCCACCATCGCCAAAAAACTGCCTCCATTGCAATAATAAAGAATTATTTCCTGAATTTACTCTAGCCCAAATAGTAACAGTTACTGATTGATTTGTTAAATTTTGTACATTTCTTGTAATGGGTATCTGAACGCATTTTTGCGTTTCACTTGTCCCTGCCCCAGTACATGTATAATTAAGATACTGTACTGGGGTTACATCTCCAGCAAAAGGAGTTGAGCCCAAAGTAAAATTCAAAAATTGCAATACATCCGTTGCAGAAGTGTTATTCTTTAAAAAAAGAATATCCGGCCCTGCATTGGAAGAAGTGGCTGCTAATCCAGCATGTGCACCTGGGGCAATTTTTAATAAAGTAGTACCAATAGGATTTGCAGATGATCCAATATTTCGCCAAAATACACTATTAGTGATTAAATTCTGCAAATTTACAGCAGTTGTTACAATACTACCGCCAGATCCAGATTGAGACGGAAAATCATCGATAGTCCATTGCAAATTACCATTAAAATCATAGATCTCTATATAATAACTATCATCAGGATTTGCAGAATCAAATGCCCAATAAAAAGGTCCTTGAGAACCATTTTCATCAAATAATATCCCAAGGCTTCCTACATTAGGAATTTGGACATAAGGAAAAGGAAAATTTCCAGAGGGATCTTCAAAAACTAGTTTAATTTGAGATGGATCTAGCGCGCGAAACGTAGCCATATAGCCACCCGCCAAAGGGAGACCCGCGAGATCGGCTATGTACCATTTCGGATTGGGGGCTAGACTATACGTTATTGCCATCTTCATCACTTCCTTGTGATAGATGAATCATTTTACATGTGTTTTAGGCGCATTCCTATTGTTCAGAAGGCTGATTTCCCATTATATTATGCAAAAGCCATGTTGCTAACCCACCCAATCCTGCTACCGTAACATATGGATGACTAGATAAAATATTTCTTATGCCAATTGCACGATGTTTCTCTCCTCTCTTAGCTGAAAATTCACCTTTAGATAGAGAGTTAACTAATTCTTTCGCAGATATTTCATTGCGTTTAAACTTATTAATAGCTTTATTCTTATAAGGAATAACCTCGGTAGCATATCCTGTCTGTATATTGTTATATTTATTCAACATATTTTGATCAATTTTTCCAGAAGCATCTTTAAACATATTAGATTGAATACTATTAATAGCATCAGTCGCCGCTTTTAATTGTTGACGCTCTGCGCTTCTTAATGTAGGCAATTTGGTAAGATCTCTTTGAATGCGCAATAAATCACTTTTGGCAGCATGTGCATTTTGAAGTGTGGGATTTTTATCAAAATCAACCACACCTTTAATAGACTTACCAGGAGAAAACTTTTTAAGAGTTGGTATATCAATATCGACATTATAAAGAGCATCTCCAAAACCTTTTTTCTCAGCTTCATTCCATAAATTATTATATCTATTGCTATAAATTTTTTTATTTTTCTCTCCGGTATTTAAAACATCTTTAACAATATTTTTAGAAGTTAAATTCATAGGATTTAATGTTTTTGCAATAGCGCCTCCTCCTATAATATTTAGAGAATTTCTACCTAAACCACGAGCTAATTGTTCGCCAGGATATTGTGGCTCTCCAAATGTATTACTAATCATCTGTTGTGTATCAGCAGGCATTCTTCCCATTTGTATTTTTTGATTAATATTCTCAGGAATTAAATTAAGTCTATTGGATATATAATTAACAATATCATGGGGTAAATTAAATAAACCTTGTCCAAGCTCACCCACACCAGCCAAACTTTGACCTAAAGCATGACGCGGTTGTTGTTGTAACGTATTAATTAATCCAGGAACTTCTGTTTTTGCAGATTGATAATATTCAGGAATATTTTTAACAAAATTATAACCACCTTTTATAATGTCCTGACCAATTCTAGGAACAGCTAGAGCAGCAGATACACCAAAACTTTCTTTTGGTTGTTCATATAAAAAATCTCTTCCTGGAAGATTTTCAATTTTAAGTGAGCCATTTTCATCAGAAAGAAAATCTCTTGGCATTATAAAATTCCCTTATTTTTCAATCTTTTTTTAACTTCATCAACAGAAATATTATATTTTTGGGACATAAATTTAATATCATCATTAGTTGGTTTTGGATTCAATGAATTATGAATTTCAGATCTAATTGCATCACCATTAATTTGTTTATCTGCAATTTGTTCTGCTTGTAACTTGCTAATATGATTTTGTTGCATATATTGTGCAGTTAAACGAGCCCGTTCTGTTATCATTTTATTTAGATAAGATAACTGTTCCATCTTTCCTCTGGCAGACTCAACTGTATCTCCTGGATTAATTTTCATGTTTTCCAATAGTTGTTGTTCACCTTTTCTAAAAGCACCTTTGAAATCTTGTGCCGCATCTCGAATAACATTACCACTTAATACTCTTAATTGACCCACCATATTTTGCTGAGTAGGTGTGCCATATCTTTCATAATAAGAAAGTTCATGATGACCCAAAATAGGAGTTTGTCTTATCTGCTCAAATTCTGGTGAACTCACAATTTTAGAAATATTATCCAATGTTGCAGCTTTAGTTTGCCCCTGAAAAACAACATCACTTAAATCAGATATATTTTGAGCTCTAATTTTTCCTGACTCTTTACCTTCTTCTTTAATTCCAGAATAAGATCCTACATTTTCAGCGAAAGAATTTTGTAAATTACTTGGTCTATTAGCAATAGCGTTAATTTCAGATTCAGGCGCAACAATATTATTACCTTTTCTATCATAAGACATTCCAGAATCAGCATTTTGTCCTTGTATAGTATAAGATTCACCTGGCTGCATTTGTGATAAAGATAATTTATCCTGTTGAGATAAAACAGGTTGTTGCATTAAAGAATTATATGATTTCATTTGTGGTGTTTGTTGACCAAAACCAAAAGCATTTTTTACATTATTAACAAGTTTAGATAAAGATGATTCTTCTTGTTGAGGTAAATTCATCAAAGCATTACCTTGTCCTTGTCCACTACCTGCCTGGTAAATAGACCTTAATGCTTGATTACGTTGTTCAGGCGTTAAATTAGCCAATACATCTTCATTTCCCATAATCTTTGCTAGGAATTGAGGGCCCATTAAATTGGCATAAGCAAGTTTAGAAGCTGCATCAGCTTGTGCCGTAATAGGAGCATATTTTGCTTCAACAGCTCCTTTAGCCAAAGCATTAGATCCACCTACTATATTTTTATAAACATCCCATATGCGTCCACCTGGACCTACATCGGGAATTACTTGCGGTAATGGAAGTGCCATAATTATTTCCTAAGATAGTCTAAAGCCAGATAATAAAGAGCCAAAACCACCAAAAATATTTGACCAATCGTTTTGTTTTCCTGCTTCTTTTCCATAAGCTGCATCACCCATTGATTTACCATAATTACCTATTAGATCAGTCAAAGCATTTGCAGATCCCTGTCCTGCACCAATCAATGATTTTTCTCCTTCCCCAAATTGAGTATTTATACCTAGAACATTCTGTAACCATTGATTCATATCTTGGGAAGAAATATTCTGTGCATTTTGTTGTGCTTGCATCTGAAGAGGGGTTGATCCTGTTAAGCCATATGCTGAACCTAGATTTTGTGCAGCTCGCAACCCTTGCTGTTGCTGAAAATGAGCGTAAGGAGATTCCTGATATTTTCCCATAAGATTGTTAATAAATCCTGACGGATCTTGCATACCTTTTAGCCAGTTTTGATAAGGAGTAATTGCGCGCCTACCAGCTTGATAGAAAGGATTTTGTGTTTCTCGAGCTTGATTCAAAAACTTATTATATTGATCCATTGCAGCTTCATAAGGAGCACCAGAATCACCAAATAGCCCACTCAGAAGACTACTAAATCCTCCTCCCATCATGAGAGACCTTAATTGATCATCTGAAAATCTTGAATTTGCCATAGCTACACATCCTTATGTAGTTAGAACGACGTCCACACTCCTGCCTTGAAGTATTGTGCCGATCCTATCGTAGTATTATAAATCGTTTGTCCATTGGTTACATCAATCAGTTTATCGCGCTGCGCTGTAGTTAGCTGAGGAAGCAATATACCGCCTTGCGTTAAATAACTAATCAAATTCATGTAAAATGTCGCCATAAAATCTGTCCAAACAGAGGACATTTTATCTGTTCCCTTTTTTATTAAGGGATCATAAATAGGAAACTGATCAAAATCTTGTGACATAATTACTCCGGCATCACTTCATAGGCCCATGAAGCACCTAATATGACAAATGGTACTGCATCATAAAATTCGAATTTAGCAACAAATCCTTGTCCTCTAGGAATAGTCCCTAATTTTCTCCACAAAGTTCTAAATGTTCTTTGACCAACATGGCCTAATGGTGCCTTGATAACATTTCCATAAGTCTGACCACCATCTTTTGAAATGGAAAGATAAACGAACAATTGATCTGGAGATATAATCTTTAATTCTTGCTCCAATAAAATATCTTCATCAGTTTCGGTTTCAATAATAAATGCATCTTCAGATAATAAATCTAGCTCAATATCTAATGCTTCAACATCATTTATTTGACCTTGTAAAATATCTATTTGTAATCTATCAATACGCAATCTTTGATAACCAGGAGGAACAATAGAACGCGTAATGCGTACGCGCCTTATTGCTTCTCCATCATTTGTAAAAGTATTAGGATCGAGTTGATAAAGTATAGGCAAACTGTAATGTCCGACATAATTCATACCATTAAAATAAGCATGGGTTTGTGCAGGATGTCTATCACCATTTAATACTTCCTCCTCATGCCAAAATTTTGTTGCATCAGATTGAGGATTGCTTTGTGTGACATTATAAACATAAGTATGATTAGCCAAAGTAAAATTCATTCTATAAAAAATCAAACCATTTTCTTTTATTAGAAATCCATTACAATCGGACACCTGCCCCAAAGATGCATATTGAGCAAGAATAAAATCTAATGCACGTGTACTTATAGGTATAGCATCAGTTCCTATAACCTGCATCACAGATCCCAACCCATCACGTGATTGAGATAAAAATGCCATCATATCAAATCCAACGGAAATACTAGATGCTGAAGTAGTTCCATATTCTATTAATGATGAATTATTTCTTCTAAATGGCAGATTTGTTCCAATTCCTGCATTTTCCCAAACTTCTGTAAAAAATTGAGAAAACAAAAATAATCTTCTATGCAATGTGCGGCATGCAACAATAGTGCCAGGATGAGAAGTAATAGATCCTAGCTGTAATTGCCCATTGTTTGTTATAGAGCCATTACCTCCTGCTGTTGATGTAATAGCAGTTCCCCCGTCAGTGGCTGAAACCCTAATAGTTGTAGAACCTACAATTCCTACAACATAATACGTGGTTCCAGAGACAATCTCTGCTGGAAGCGCTCCTCCTGTAAATGTCACAGTTGTCCCTACTGCATAGTTTGCAATGGAACCACCGGTCGCATAAGTAATTACTATATTTGAAGATCCCGCAGCCATAGTAAATGTACTTGCTGTCCCAGAATTGTCCGGTCCCCAAATTAATCCCTGATTAAATTCAGATAATTGAAAAGTGTTTGTTCCACCATTAGCTACAACAAAAAACCCATCTAAATAGCAACAGTCAATTGGACGCCCTGGAAAAGCAGGATCAGTGATCATGGTAAAAGTATTGGCAATCGTATCCCAAATATAACCATTCTCACCATCAACAAAAAGAATTTGATAGGTATTTGCATCTACTCCTATGTAACCTACAATTGTATTTATAAATACTCCAATTGGTGAAACTGTTCCTGCAGTTGTGATACGAAATAATGTATTGCCAAATACAATATATTCTAATTCTTTAAATACAAATTGAGTTCGCGCCCCTCCAATTGTTGCACCGAAATCAGAATTAGTATTAATTAATCCAGAAGTATAAATAAGGGATTTTGGCTTTTTACCAAGTTGATCAGTGTATTCAAAGACATTAATAGAGCGTTCAGCATCAATTTCACTTGTACGCTGACTATTGAAACTTCCCACAATGTCAAAATCTTCTGTCTTTCCCACATTAATAGCTCAATATATTTGGCCAATAGAAAGGCTCTGGCGCTGTTAGTACAACGGACGGTCTTATTGTTAAATCTGTCTCATTAGCATTCTTTAATGTTTGATAATAATCTTGGTATTCTTCTTCCATTGTATCTGTCCAATTGCCAGATGGATAATAAGATCGAAAAGTGCGCGCAAGAGCACGTTTCATAAATCCATAATAATTTGGAGGAAGTTCAATTAATGTATCTTGAGGACCTAAAGAATCGATCATCAACTTACATTGAATAGAATAGGGATATGGCTGATCAGGAACAGGATAAACAGTAATAAACGATTCATCATTTTGTTTATTCAAAAATATAAATCCGGGACGAGCTAATAAATTAGTTTGTCTCACTACATTCCAATAAGTAGCTTTATTAATAATGCGAAGAGGATAAACTAAACTGGTGTTTGCACCAGATAATGATCCCGTATAAGTAGTAATATTATTTATTGGTGTTCCATCACTTAATAAAATAATCGGATCATTATTTAATGCATCCATATTACTTAAAGCTAACTGCAACTGATTCGGACTAATAAAAATCGCATAATAAGTCACACCTTGCACTAACGGTGATGGAATTGTTCCAAAAGTAGTAATAGTAACTGGCGTTCCTGTAGGAAATGCAGTGCTAGATCCAGATAAAGTAATGAGATTTGTTGATATATCAGCCGTAAAACTAAACGTTATAGGATTTGCATTTTGATTAAATCCCACTCCGGGCACTACATAATTTGCAAAAGTTAAATCTACTACTCTATCTGCAACAATGTTTGTTCCTAAAACCATATCTGAAATAGAATAAGTATCTTGTCCTACTACAAACTGAGATGAAAGCGTTGTTAAAAAAGGAATGTAAATACCGTCTGATGAAAACTTATCTAATAACTCATTGATAAGCTCAATTCCAGTAGATAACATAAAAGCATCAGGAGTTTCCCCTACTCCTAACTCTCCCAGTAAATAAAGAGAATTTATAATTAATTGATTAGTTGTACGAGTTACTTGTGGCATTCCATGCCCTCTACACTATGTCGAGCAAATCGACATATAACGGATATATGTCGATTTTATTGTATTATTTCGACATTAAGAGTCGTTGCCTTCACCATCAACAGGAAATGCAACTTTATCTAATCCAGCAGTTAGTTTTTTACCTAACATTTGCGCGTGTTCGCCGTTATTACACATGTAAGCATTGAACTCCATTGCCTCACCTTTTAAATTGGGGCTACGGCCTGCATTACGTGCTTGTTCGTTTTGAACACGTTTTACAAATTCATCTTTTGCACTATGCTCAGATTCAAATCTATTCTGACGAGTCTTCGCCATTGCTGCGTCTTTTCCTGGTGTATTGTCGTATCGGCTTTTCATCTTTATTATCCTCTTTAATCTTAATTAGTTTAGCTTCCTTTGCTTTATTAGGATGATCGAACCACATACCTGTACTTAACAAACGTCTGTATTCGTCTTCATCTTGAGCCTCTATCACACGCATTCCATCATTCGGATGATAGAGGCAGCTTCTTTGAAATGTCATAATAAAAAGTTCCTATGACAGTAATTTCACAGCATATTGCGGATGCCATAAAAATCCGCATAAAACATCTATACGCATAAAGTTTTGATATCCCAAGATATCGCCAGTCTGAGTTACAGCAAGTGATAGACCAGTTTCAGGATCAATTGCAACACTGGAATATGGAACTTGTAACTTATAAAGCGGAGGACATACAATATCTAATCCACGAGCAGGATATGCAACGTTTACATTGTAGCTTGGTACAACGGTCACTGCAGCACCATTTGGTATAACTGCATCAATGTTCTGTAAAGGGCTAGCACTGTTGCTATTTATCACTGGAGAAACAGTGATTGAAATAGCACCACCCAATAATGAAGATGCCGCTTGCGTGATAACAAACTGCATGTTCTGACCAGTAGATTGACGGGACAGAGGATTTACGCTATGAACACCTGCAATAGAAATTAAATCCCCAGGTAAAAAGTAATTTGTAACAGCAGCACCACCACCGTTTGCACCTGCAAGGACAAGGGTGCTACCTGACGCAACCGCACCATTCACAGTTAAAGTGTCACCAGGATGCAAAAGAGGACCAGCACCAGCCACATGCTGAACAATATTTTGTGATTGGAAAATATCAAAATAAGATAAGTGACCAATTGCAGATTGTCTCACAATGTCTTCATTAAATACTGGAGTAAAGTTATTTAATAATGCAGACTTTAATGCACTTCCATCTCGAACAGTCATTGCAAGATATGCATCAGATGCAATATTAACGCCCATTTCTAAAAGCTTAGCACCAGCCAAATCTACTGTTTGAAATGAATTAATTGGACTGCCTGCCGTTCCAGAAAATAAATATAATTGTTGTTCGGCTGCAGAACTGACATCACGTTCCATTTGCGAAATGATGTTTTGAATCGCAGGCTGAATAAACATACGAGAAAAGTCTTCAATTCTTAAAGAAAGATCCTGAATCGTATAAGCAATGAGGGCATGATATTGATGAGCGACAGTGATAGTTTCTACAGTCTCAATAATATCTTGAGGAACAGCAGTTGAACCATCTCCAATAACAAAGTTATTTTGTCTACGAACTTGTAAAGTATCGCCGATTTTATAACCTGAACTATTGAAATCATCTTGATAAATACGAGAACCAGTCATAACAAATGGTGCATTATTTGCAAACATTGCTAAGGCGGTGTTACTAACTAATTGAGTTGTGATAAATTGATTGGGCATGACAAAGCTACTCCATCCTTGGTTTAGTTCTTTGAAAAGCGGTCAATCATTATTCCTTAATGACCTTTCCAGCCTTTCATCCGTTTACGTAAATCAGATACCGGTGTTTTATCGGTAACTGCATGCGTATTTGTGACCGGATTGCTTTTGATCTGACCTAAAGGTCTTGGAGTAGACGTTTTCGTGTCTTCACCGTTGATCAAAGCATGTGACAAAGCCACAACTTCCGCTGCTTGATCTAATGGGTGTAGTTTCGAGATACGGTCTAATTCAGAAGGGTTTTTACCAAGCTTATAGAGCACTTCACCGGCGCTTCCTGCACCTTTACGCGGCAATAATAAAGCAGCATCACGCATGTGAGGAGTGAATGGGGCATGAGGTCCCCTTACTGTATCCTCAAAATCCTCGTACTTATCAGCCGTATCATCAAGGTGCTTATGCAGCTCTTGATACTGCTTATGTACGTGTTGCATCCGTTCAGCTTCTTTAGCTTTACGCTCTTCCGCTTCCTTATGTTGGAGCGCATAGCTCACTGCCTTGTGAATTTGCTCATCTACACCAGCATCACTGCCGGAATAGGGATTTGTCTCAGTGTTTGATGTTTGGTTTTGCGACATTTGTGATTGCAGGTTTTCAAGCTGCGCACGCATATTCCGCATTTCGCGCTGGTGTTTTCGTTCCTGTCTCCAGAGACGATCTTTAACACCATTCGGCAGAGTCTCTCCGCCTTCGTCCGCACTACTCGGAGCTTCCTCTTTCGTAGCGTCATTGGACTCGCCTAAACTTTCCATCACTTCACTGGCAAGACCATCCTGGGCCTGTCCAGACAAATTCTGATCATCCATAATCACGAACTCCACACGGCAATTCATTTGCCCCAGAGATAAATAGATTCATCACCTATTTTTAAATTGCGGCCCTCTGTATAGCCCCGCAAATTCCATTTGCGTATAAATCTATCCTACTCTGCTTTTTATGCATTGCAAGAAAAAGTCAAGAGTTATTTTCACTAGAGTTTCTGCTCGATTCTGCCTTCATTTCGTCTCTATGAATATCTGATAGAATCTTTGCGATCTGTGCACTGAAATTCTGTTCACTATTTTTGTGGTCAACATGATGAGTTGCCATGGTTTTTGCTAAATTTATTTTATGATCAAAAACGTTTAATTCACTTTCAGTTTGAATCTTTTGCGCTTCTAATAGCAACTCTGCCTCTTGAAGCTTAAGTTTCTGAGCCTCCAATTGCACTTTTGCCATTTTATTGTCGATCTCGGCCTTTTTCTCTTGCATTTCCATTTGCATCATTATTTCTTGTGGATTTGGTTGTTTAGGAGGTGGTGCTTTTCCTTCTTCCTTAGCTAATATTTCAGCAGGAACTAAGTTTTTAAGCCGGTCTTTAAGCATAGGCATAAACTGCACATCTAAATTAGATGCCCATAGATCTGCAATTAATGGGAATGCCTGTGGGAATGCTTGAATGGTTTGTTGCAAGAATTCCAGAGCAGTATCTTTTTGTACTGCAAATGAGGGTCCTGTATCTATTTCAACATCAAAATCACCTTCCCCTAAATCATTTAATATTTTTTCTCCTGATCGTTCATTAATGATTATGGAGTCAGATTTACCGTTTTTACGAGAAACGGTCATGTTTCTTTCTTCTTCTCCAACAATATAAGGTAGAAGATCATTAACAACACGACCCCCTTGTTCAATTGCTTGATTGAGATTGCTGAAAAACACATAAGCAGACATTGAGCCCTCCATCTTACGTTCACGTCGTGCTTTTCCAGATATATCGCGTCCTTGCATCTCTTCGTTTTCTGAAAATCCTAGGATCTCGCGCAAATCTTGAGTAGATGATTGTGCTGCTACAAATAATCCTTGGGACACTTCCCATGCAGGAGATTTAATAGGCATTTGACCCGTTTTAGGATCAGGTTTTGCCATTAATGCACCCATTTGGAGCTCTGGATTTCTCCACTGTTGTTCATAGCCAATGATATTATCTGGAGTTGCAATCCATTGTTCTCGTCTACGGTTCTTTAATTCTGCCATCTGTTCTGATTTGGCATAATTCAGTGATTTTTGAGCATCACGAGCTTCATGAATAAAGGATTTGGTATATTGCCTGCCTTCAATGTAATAACTATCTCCATCTACAAATGGGATGGGCAATTGTCTTGATGGCCACTCAGAAAAATCGATAATTTGATCGCGAATCATACGATAGTGCATGATTTTATAGTCTTGCGTGTGACGTTCAGAAACTATTCTTGGGATTTCACGAGCGATAATTTCCCCTATAATGTTATCTTTAACAAATTCTTTGTTATCTTCGAACTTTTTCTCCCTTTCCTTCCATTCATAGTCCGTTACAACTTCGCCATTGGATAACTTATAAATCTTTAGAGGAAACCATTCTTTCTTAAATTGATCACAAACACAGATTGTGTCTTTGGTCTGCCACTGGAAATCCAGTAACATATTAGGATCTACAAATGAGATAGGGTTAGTCACATAAGGGTAAGTCGCAAAGAATTCATCTCGAGTGAATATGTAGCGTCTCGAACACCAGTTTCCATCACCTTTATGAGGTTTTGTCGCTGTTGGATCCCAAGCACACATTGTAGGATCTGTAATAATATCGTACCTAATGATACGATTGAATGATCTAGGCGCTTCATAATCTAAACATATTTGAAAGGCACCAAAACCCAACATGAGAGCGGATTTGAATGCTGTTTGATAAATTAGATCGTTTTGAGATTGGTAGGATATTGTGCGGACTAAATCTGCTCGAAGATTTATCTGATCTTGCGTGGCTTTACCCGTCAGAGACCTTACTATTAAATCAGGTTTATTCTTTCTTTGCTCTCCCACAATCTTTTTTGTGGCATCATATAGCTTATTAAACGTCATGCATGGCTTGAACAATCGAGTAAATTCCGATCTTTCAACTGCCGTCCATTGATCGCGTAAAACAAAGTTTAAGTCGTCTTTTCCTCGGGTAATGTTTTCTTGGAAATAAGATTGCCAGGTATTAATATCTTTTCCGGCTTGATCAATAACGTCTCCTTCATCAATTCCAGCTTCATTAAGCTGGCTGATGCGACGCTCTTCCATTTCATTTATTTCATCTGGATCTAATGACACCAAATCATCAGGTTCGCGCTGCATTGATTAACCATCCTTGGTTAATTGAATCGTGACTTTCATTCAGCACCATCATCCTAGACAGTGCTGAATGCGTTTTATCTATTATTGTACTGGTTTAGACCTTTCATATGACTTCCAATCTTCTGCACATAGATCTTCCATCAAAGGCTGCCAATTACCGGCTTGAGCACTTGGGTGCGTTATTACTCTCCACAATGACTGCATACCAGGCATATGACAGATATACTCTGTTCCTGCCCATGCTTCTCTTACTAAAAATTCACCTTGCTGTAATAGTCTCAACGCATCTGAAAATAACATTCACTGCTCTCCTTAGTTAATTGAATCCTATCGCTGCTGAACCCTATACCATAGTTCTTCATTCTTTAGCTGAGATTTATGAAAATCAAGATTCTTGAAATTAGCTTTCTCATATTTATTTTGAATACCAGGAGTGAGCTCTTTTATTCGAGTACTTTCCCATCCATTCTTAGTTATTTTGTTATCCATTATTCAGTTCTCCAAATAAATAGGGAGAAGTTAATCTCCCTATTTAACGTACCAACTAATCAGATTTCAACATGATAATCTTCATATAAGCACTACTTGCTGGAGCATTCGTACCCAATGTAGGGGCAGACATATTGACAACAGCATTACTTGTATTTGCTAAAGTTAATACATCACCTTTATTAAAATGCACGAACACATCAGCTACAATTTCATTTGCTTTTTGTTCAGGAGAAATTGTTTGATTAGCAAAAGTAGACCCGGGAACATAAACACCGTTTACAAATAGCGATAATGTCCAGCATGGCAAAGGAGAAGCAATAGGATTCAAAGAACCACAAATCCCTGTTGCAACGTCATACCATCCTGCTTTATTAATAACTATCTGACCGTTTACGCTTGCTTGTGACACATCAATACCAGATGTTGCAAAAATCGTATTTTCCAAAATAACAACCTGTCCTGGTAGTAATGATCCGGGAGAAGCCGCCAAATCTTGATTGGTTTTAGAAAACACCTCTGCAAACTCTGGTTCCGGGCAATCGCAAGAATGAGGCTCGCCATTGCCTTCGCAATTAACGCACGAACCTGGAATACCTTGAACACCTTGTATACCTTGAGGTCCTTGTAATCCATCCAAACCGTCTTTGCCGTCTCTTCCCGCCTCTCCTCGAGGTCCTTGGATCCCAGCTGGCCCTTGTTCACCTTTCATTCGGTTACAGCATGGATCATAACTTTCTTTACATTTACAGTCTTTCATAAAATAAACTCCTACCTAAAACACTCTTTTCGATGATCAATAATTACGGCAGGACTGTGAGAGTGCATGATCTGCTTGCACTAAACACTGGTTTATACCATTGCGTACCATCGGAACCCACGGCGCAAATAACATCAGTTGGTAAAACACTGAAACCTTGGCTCTGTATGTAGCTATCCAGATACCCTGCCGTAGCTATCTGGGCTAAAGTATTCGTGGGAGCATATAAATGGCCAAATCTGGGGATTATATTGTTTTGCCCTGGAAAATTAATGGTGAATTGATTAACGGTCATAATTAACACTCCTTGTTAATAGATTTAGATTTACTATGTTCCTCCAATTTAGCCCGAATCACAACTAGGTGTTTATTTGTTTCTTCTTCAAGAGTTTTTATCTTATCCAAAAGATTGGATATTTTTTTATTGAACGCTTTAATCTCATCTTTGAAACACTCTTTAAGCTCTTCAATAACTACCTTTTGTTCTTCCCTAAATAGCTCAGAATTTTTCTTGACGACCCTTTTGAAGGCTTGATCAACTGCATATACCATTAGCGTTTCTCCTTTTGGTTTTCCTTCCATTCGTCCGTAATAGGTAAAATCGGTCATTCAACTTCCTCATATTCGATTCTTGGGTAGGTTTCTCTAAATTCATATGTTTTATTACACAAGTTATTACTACATACATATTGCCAAATAGGAGGGATAATACAGATCATTCTATCTATACCATAAATAAAATTTCCGCAATTATCACACCTATAATTTATAGAAATCGGCACAACTTTTTTTCTGATTTCAGGCATATTTGCTCACACTATCATAATAATCTTGCAGGAATTTAATTAGATCAGGAATGACCTCTAAAAGAATATTACCCCCAGAGAAAGGATATATTTCTTCATTCTTTTCCAATTCAGCTACAAATATCTGTTTATTGTTATTTACACAAAGACAATAACAACCCCGAAAAATGTTAGCATCCAAAGTAATTGTGATAAATGGTTGTAATGTGTCCTTATCTTCATATTCTGTTTCAGGCATCCTTTTCTTCCTTCAATTCCTTAATCACATCATCAAGCTTAAGCTCTAAAGCCTGCGAGACTTTAGACGGGAGATTAGATTGTTGAAAGTAGCTTGCACCAAGCATGAGGTACATAGTCTTAGTTGATGGGAATAAACAACTAATGGAAATTAGAGATATTGGAATCCATAAGGATTTCTTCATTTTAGGATAAATAAATTTTTCTCTTTCTACATTCTCACGATAAGAATCACCTTTAACTGTCCACCCCAATGAAACAATAATATATAGAGCCCAAAAAAATCCCAATAAAAATAATAAACGATCCACGTTCTTAAATAAGTCAACAAAATACAACCATCCGACTAATGACATTTATTTCTCCTAATTAACCCAATACCAAACCTGAGCCTTCGCATGCGCTACATTCTTCATCCATAATGCCGCTGATATAGAATCCACCTATACCATTACACATCGAACACTTATGTGGTTTTTTATTTCTTGCAGCAGCATTCGCCAAAAAATCAAACTTTTTAAATAACTCATCCATTCTCTTAGATACTTTCCTATTTTCATCAATTTGTCTGATTTTATGTTCTTCCAATTTATTAATTCGCTCTTCTATAGAACAAAAAAAACAAGGAAGTGATTTTAAAATCATATGAGGACATAATTCCAACGTAGGTTCGTCGTTTAACATTATGTTTTCTAACTTTTTAATACGTTCTTCTATACACAAATGACATCCATACTTAACTGGCACCTGATGCTTACAAACAGACAAAGTTTCTTCTGGAACTCCACAACTCATATCTAAGCCCTTGGATAAATTTTACTAATCACCCATCCACAATGTGTACAGTGATTAGTATTAATATGGAACCAATAACATGCGCTCATTAATACTTCTCATTTGTTATGTTCAAGTTTTTTAATTTCAATTTGTCTATTCAAAATCATTACCATAAGAATCTCTTAACCTAATTCCTTCTTTAATTCCTTTCAAGAATGCATCATTATATAGATCAAATTGTTCCTTTTGGAATTCTAACTTAAGAGTAGTCATTCGATGATTTATTAAAGTTTTAACTTGATTCATAATCATCTCAGCAAAGCCACCCATAGGATCGCGTTTCTGCTCTTCTACATGTAGTATTATTTTATCTTTACAAGTTCCAAAACATCGTGTACTCAGAGTTCCATCGTGATTCGTGCAAGAGCAGCCCATTAATTAATACCTCTCATTATCGCATACATATTCATCAATCAACTTAATGAATTCTTTTCCTATCTTGGTGCGCGTATTAAAAACAAATTGCCTTTCGTAAGATCTCATAATAACCCTTAAAATATTTTTATCTTTATCAATAGAAATTATTTCATTCGGATCAATATAAAACCCATTTCCAAATTTCCATAACATTTTGTTTACTCCCTTAATTAGACGCTCCAAGAATCGGCTTTAGTCACTCATAACAGGATTTCTTTAACATGGAGAAACTGGTTGTGACTCGTCGTCGATCCTACGACAGGTTATTCTCAGAGCATAATACTTCAATTTCGCTTTCCTTATCATCATCACATTTAATACACTGAAAAGTAATTTGTCTTTTAACTTTACCCTTACTTTCCCACTCACAGAAACCATCTACTTTGTATTTGTGATCACATAATGTCATCAATTACTCCACCTAAACACCGGGTTATTCATATCAACTTTCTGTTTAACCGATTTATCTCGCGCTATATTATCTGATGCCAGTTCAATGCATCCATATCCTAACCCATCCATTGGATGTGATGACATGTTTTTATCTGGCTTATCTTTGAATCTCTCTTCACCTGATACAGCCAAACGCTTATACACGTAATCTTTAATGAAACCACGTAACAATGTAGGACACTGAGTGCGATCCATGATAAATGCAGGCTTACCATCAATCATGCGATTAAGATAAAACCGCACTGATGCTAATCGTGGCTCTATATCATTAGTGCGTGCTGCCTCACAATCAATTCCTAATTGATTAACCTCTCCTATGCAAGACATCTCATCCATGATTTCAGATCTATTGTTACCTGCAGGATCTGCATAAGCTTGCCATCTCGGGCAATAAGGAAAGTCTTTCTTCAACCCAGGTATGACCACCATTTCAATGAATGATCTAATACCGATATCGATACCGATGTATTCTTTGAGTACCATCAACTGACCGCGCGGAGATACCTGCATTACAACACAAGCAGGAGTTAGACCAAAATCTAGCCCCAAATATAACGGCTCTCCTTGCAGTGCCTGAAGGGTAGCAACAGCATGTAGGTCAGGATTAAATTCGGGGTAGACTTTTTTACCAAAACCAACAGATCCATATTCGCCAAGACAAAAGACCTTAACAAAGTCTTCTGTCTGGCCTTCTGCCAACTTTGTGTAATAATCATGGGCTAAATTAGCGGCATTATCACAATCAGGATTTAATACCCAAATCCCGTCTTGCTTTAATAATCCTGGTGGTTGATGAAAGATCCGATAAGATTCAAGAGATTTTTGTTCGAAGTCTCTATAGATCCAATGATCGATGTCAGGAGGGTTCGTATCAGCAATAATCCCCGACCAATAATCTTCTGAACAAAAACTACGAGAAGGATAACGCTTATTAACACGACCCTTAAAATGCGCCAAAGCACCCTGCGGAACTTCACTAAGTTCGTTAATATAAGCACCTGTAACCTCAAGGGACTTAATCTTTCGTAAGTCCTCTTCACGATCGAGAGCAATGAAAATAAGTTCAAGTTCAACTACTCCAGCTCCATCATTGAATATATGCTCATAGGTGAGTAATGGTTTTTGACGCTTACGAACATCGCCAAGTTCTCCGAACCATGTGAGCCACGTTTGTAAGGTGGTGGAATATAACTCACCCGATGTATTCCTGACAATTGCCCATCTTGCTCTGCGTCTTCCATTATGCCATCTGGGCATATCGCATACTGTTTTAACAATATGGTTAATGCACATTGTACTTTTCCCAGATCCATAAGGACCGATAACGAGATTAATAAAACTATTAGACTCATGAAACAATTTACCAGTAGGAGAGGGTACATAAATCTTATTTTTATCGCTTGCATAAATAATGGTTTCATCCTTGTTAAATTGTATGTGCTGCGATTGTGTTCGTGATAAAGAATCACGAATTTGATTGAACTCCTGGCGACACTGCGCAAGAGATACCATAACTTTCCTTAGTTATCGCTTTAAGTTTTTAGATAATCCCAACTTATCTTTTTTCAGTGCATTTTGAATCTTTTCTGCTGCATAATCGGGATTAATCTTTAATAATGTACAGTAATAAATAAATAATTCGTTGTCATATTTTAAAAACTGCATTGCATTATAATGCTCTCTATCTTTTACATCACTTAAGGCATCTGTTACAGCCTGCAATATAATGGAAGAAATCAGCGCACGATTACCTTTCTGATTTCTCAACACTATTTTGCATCCAGCACTTGTCCCATTACTTTACTGCGATCCACATGTTTAGCTGCTTCATTTGTTCTATGTGGAACCTTCATTTTTGTATGAAATATTGGCGCATGGGGCTCTGGATTTTGGGAATTAGGTAAATCAAATACAGTTACACCAACTCCTTCTTTGATATTACTATCCATAATTAATCTCCTTTATTACTCTTTTCTAAAACATAAATATATGCAAAATACGCTGACATGACTGATATTGCCATGATCCAAATAGGGGAAAATACGAGCCACCAAGACATGCCATAGAAAACAAATATCTTAAACATCATTAGGATGGATATAAGTAACGAAAGCAGAATTAATAGTGACATATTATTTCCTCAATCCTGATAAAGTTTTATGACCTATTACCTTATTAGCTTTGCGATCTATCTTAGCTTTTTCAGAAGAGGATAACTTACCGCGTTTCACCATTTGTGATGCGCGAGCTTTGGCATTTATTGCGTGAGCTCTATCTGACAACGGATACTTTCTCTCTTTTGGCATACCAAATTCAGACTTGGGAATCTTATTTCGTTTCTTCGTTGTTAGTTTGGCCATGATTCTTTTCCTTAAGTAATTTCTTTAATTCCTCTATCTCATCAGAGAGTTCACGGGCAATAATATTGTCTCCATATAATCTAGGCACAAGTTTTGCGGCTATCCATTTGCGAGTATCAACACGCAAACGAGAGCGCGCTGTAAACTCAGAATTGAATCTCATATTTCCATTTTCATCTTCACAAATATCGTTTGAAGAATCGTCGGATATTTCTAAAATATCTTCTACTAAAGCATGGACTTGTTCTTTTTTTGCTCTTGCGTAGAGTTCGGAAAATTCTTTGTATTTTCTTAACCACGCGTAGATTGTATCAGGATTTGGAAAATCAGGATTTGCTTTGCAAATTGTGCGAATGCCATCACCATGAGTTGCTATCTTATCGCAAATTTCTTTGGCTAATTTTGGGGTATAATCTGTTGGTCTTCCGCGCGACATCTACACAAATCCTTTTGTGTTGGTGATGAATTATGATACTAAAATATATCCTCTTTGTAACCTTTTTTTACATATTTTTTGGATGTTAATATCAATCTCATTGCCAGCATAGACAGTTCTATGAAAAGATAACCCACCAATGCCGCCACGATAAACGATAATAACGTTGTGATTGAGCAAATCCCTTTGAACATTTACGTAGTAGAATCTTCCGTTATTTGGATTCTCAAACTTAATTAACATATTACCTTGGAATAATTAATCATCCCTGATAGTTATATGTCATATACTCCTTTCCACATAGCATCTGCTAAAACATTAGCCCTGATTCCGACTTGTGAAGCCCACTTACTATCTACTATTTCACGAGCAGCCTCAACATAATCTTCTTTTTCCAAAGCAACAATCATTTTCTTAAAACTTAAAAACTTCCGAATTCCCATAAAACACATATCAATAAGCACAATTTGTCTATCATGATTAAGCTTCAAAAACCATGGAAACTCAGATAATTTGTTATAAAAATAATTAACATCTTCGAGATACTGATTTGCAATCCACTCATCACTCATGCCTCTATCACTAAGATTGTAACCAATGCCTATTGTGATTTTTCCTACTGAATCGATGTAAGGGTACTTGTCATAGCCCTCGTGTCTCAGCAAAGAACGCCTAAGTTTGACCAAGATCTCCTGGGTCATCATGCAAATCGTCCTTGATTAAATATGTAGAATCAAGTGTATCACAAGGTAGCTCACAAGCATAACAGACATAAAAGGCACTAAAATCCCCCTGATCACACACCCATACTTCTTTTTCGCAACATTTACTTATTATCATACCCATTCCCTTTGAAATCAGGCAGCTTTAGGCATACCTGACAAATATTCCTTGATATCAGAGATAGCCTCATCTGGATCATCAAACCACTCTGCTTTGTACCCTTGTGCTCTCGCCTTCTCCATGAACTCCAACTGTAGCGCAGTAGGCTTCTTGCCAGGCGCTTTTATCTCTAGGAAGAACCCATGATACTTACCACAGCCGCTTGCCATTGCCAAGAGAAGATCTGAAGCACCCGCCATAAGACCCATAAGCCGCTCTCTCTCCCCAAGCCAAGGAGATCGCTTACCATGATTCGGTATCGATAACAGTAAAAGCCCCTGTAATCGCGCCCATTGGACGATCGCAATTTGTATAGATGACTCAGTGCTCTTGCGAGATCGTTTAACCTTGCGAACTGTATTGAGTTTTACGGGTGATTTATCGCCATACAGTACTGACAAATTGTTAAGATACTTCTTGCTTGGTTTCCACATAGTCACCATCCTTGGTGTTATTGGTCAATAGTTTTTGAGGTTTATGATCTATTAATTTCTGACTATAAAATCTTATTCTTTCATCCTTTGGATCAAAAATCTTAGGCAACCAAGTGATAGGTTCGGTTCCTCCATTTAACCAAATAACCCGTTGCAATCCATAAATCGTACGCTTCAATCGGATAAGATCATATCTCTGGTCAACGGGAAAACTTTCATCAAATTCGCTTTTGTCAAATAACTTAGGATCAACATTCTCAGCAATATCAATCAGAGATTCCCTGGCTGCATCAACTGAGGATAAGTGTCCATACCTTCCCCAAAATGTCATGCTCTAAGCTCCTTTTCTTACTCCTGATAACATCTCTCTAATTTTCTTTATGCCTGCAAGATTGGTTTCCTTTGAAGCAAGATTGCATGTGCAATACTGCAAAGGCGCCTTGCAGGCGCTGCATGGCCTAAAGCGCTCGATGTAGTCTGAGGAATTTACATGGGTAGTTTCTTGGAGGGCAGATTTCTCTTTCTGTTCCTTTGGTTTGTATTCACGCATAACAAATAACTTAAATGCAGCATCAATATCATTATGCTTTAATCCTTTAGCTTTATTCATGGTCAAAAATTTATCAGTCATGAATAATAGATCTAATCCCTTGGTCTTACATAGTAGGGTGGCTTCTTCATTTGGAACAAAAGGAGAGAGAGGGGGGCACGGCTTTTTCTTTTCGCGCTCTCTCTTATTATTTAATTTATTATTAGTTTTATTATTATTATAAGGGTGGTCATTTTGACGGGGTGGTGGTGGACATTTTGACGCCCCTAGGGTGGTCATTTTGACGGGGTGGTTATCCACAACATTTTTGGCACCCTCCATTTGAATCATTTCTTCATAATTATCAATAAATTCTTGTGGAATATTAATATAAATACCATTAGAAATTTGTCTGCCATTTTCATCAAATCTATGCTCTATGGTAATAAAATTGTTTTTTTCTAAATGCTCAAACGCTCTGTGCAAAGTTCTTTCAGAGATCTCTAAAGCTTGCATATAAGTGGCATTCTTAAAATAGAAGCCTGGCTTATGAAAATTGTGAGTAGCGAGATATCGTAGAAGTGATTTAGCGGTGGAATTTCCAACTTGTATAGAATCTATCCAAACTAATGCTATAGTAGACATAACATAATCCTTAATGTTGTGGTTGACCTTCCCTAGTCGTACGCTATACAATAGCGGTTATGTGCACTAGGGTAATGACTACCCGTTGAATTAAGTGCGCCTCGCTGAATACGGGGCGCATGACCAAAAAACCGTAAACCCCTATCCTAACTCAAAACTTATACCTTGTAAGCAGACTCTTAATATTCCTCTTGTAAGTCATAATCCTAAAATTTATCCAAATATTCTATGAAAAGATTGTGTAAAACTATATTGTTATATATAATACTTGTATTAAATTAATATATAAGTATTTTATGAATGAATTATTTCCAAAATACAATGGACTAGTATTTATCAACAAAAAAAATGAAAGAAATATACAAGCTGAAATATATTTTTTTTGCAAAAATAATAATATACCCTGTCATTTGGAAATAATAATACCAACGATTGGTAGGCTAGATGCGGTGATAATTATAAATAATAAAAGCATTATAATTGAATGCAAAACTAAATCTGCATTTAAACAGAAATATTTGTTGAAACAACAACTATATAGATATAAAAAATTAAAATGTCCTATTGTAGTTATAAATGATTTAGAAAATGTAGAAAAAAGCATTAATTCCTTGATAAAAAAGGAAATTAAGAAAAAATATTATATCTATTCTGATAGATTTAATGATTTAACAGTTCTGTCTTTTAAAGACAAAAGGAAAAAGTATGAAAAATCCCAAAAAGCTAATTAATAAAAAATCAAATAAAATAATAGTTATTCCTCTAGAATACGATCTTTGGAAATCTTTTAAGAAAATATCTTGTGAAGAAGAAATAAGCATGAGTGCTCTAGTTAGGGAAGCTATTAAAAAAATAATAAATAAATATGAAAATAATGTTGACATTAAATACTAGTAATATATAATGCTAGTATATCAACTGATTAAGGAAATGAGCAAATGTCCAGAGACAACATGAAAAAAGTAACAGCAGAGGTTAGTAAAGAATGCTGGAAGACCCTTAAGGTCCTTGCAGTGCAGAAGGAAATATCTCTGCAACTAGTAGTACAAGAGATACTAGAAAGAAGTATTAGCAAGAAGAGTAAGTTAGCAGAAGTAGTTGAAGGTAACTAACAGAGGTATATATGTCCATCCTGATAACGTTTTTTGGAATATTAATATGTTTAGGATTATTAACTGTTCTGCCAGGATGGGCATTGATTGGTATATTTGCATTTGGATTAGCTATTGCAGTTAACGAATAGGCCGGCTAGTCAGAGTAGCCACCTACCCCATTAAGGAGCAGAGAAGATGACTGAGTCAGCATTATTTCTAATAGCAAGTGCAGTATTTTCACTGCAATGTGATAAAGGGTCAATGTGGCCTATTGCTTCTGGTGTATGTTTTAGCATAGGCATAATGCTAGCTGTATATAGTTTTTTGATATTTTTGTTTTTATAAAGGTGTAACTAGGGAGTTGATGGCTCCCCAGCTACTAACATATTTATTTAGGAGATTTATATGTCAGATACTATACTATCGTCACGTTTTGCAATTGTCAAAGGAATGACAAATATGCGTCACAAGAAGGAAGTATTATCCATCGTTAAGCGTCTCGTTAATAACTACTCAGAATATCATTCTAAATCTGGTAACTACATTCTACCAATAGAGAAAATAGATGAAATAGATCTATGGAAGTTCGCATCTCTAATCATGAAGCTTGATGATGATAGAGCAATGGAAGCTACAGGCCCAGACAATCCTTGTTATTCAAATAAACTTCTTCCAGCACTTACTAAACTACTTTCTCATCCTATAGAGCACGATGCACAAAGAGACTTTATAGATTCATGGCGTGAGGGAGTTGGCGAATACTTTAAGCCACTACTTGAAGAACTAATAGAAGAATACCTACAGGAATATAACTCAGATAGAGGCCTAAGAGGAGAAGGCTATTATGAATCCTTATCCAACTTTATTTAATGTTTTTGGAGTGTTGTTCCTATTTGGAATGTTTTACTACAGTTTAATATTAATAACAAACTGAGGTGATATATGCCAATACTTATTGTTAAGCGTATAGAGTCTGTGGGCGGCAAAACAATTGTAACACTTATCTATTACCAGAAAGGTTTAGACGGCGTACTGAGACAAGTTATGTCTATTAAGGGGGATGTATGAGCTGTCACGAAACAGAAAAATATAATGAATGGCTAGAAGAAAATAAATCTGAACCAATTATTAATGAGGAGCAAAAATCATGTCTTTAAAGTTTAAAAAACCAGAACCAAAACAACAAAGATTAAAAGCAATGTTTTATGGAGAAATGGGTACAGGAAAATCTACCTGCGCTTGTCAATTTCCATTGACCGCTTACATTGACACAGAAGATACAACCTCTAAGAAAAAATATGCCAACATGATTATTGAAAATGGTGGGGCAGTATTGGCCACTGGTGACTTTGATGAAATACTATCCCAAGTAAAAGAACTCATGTCTACCAATCATGAGTTTAAGACATTAGTTATTGATTCTTTGACAATACCTTATGAAAACTTACAATCAGAATGTGAAAAGGTGACAGGTAGTGAATTTGGTAGACATGTTACAGCCGCTAATAAAAAAATGAAGCTGTTGGTTAATCTGCTTCTTAAAATGGATTTAAATGTTATTGTATGTTGTCAAGCTAAAAAAGAATATGGGAGCAATATGTCTGTAATAGGTCAAACTTATAGTTGTTATAATCGTCTAGGTTATATGTTTGATCTTGTCTTTGAAACACAAATCCGAGGAGACAAATTTTTTGCTGTAACAAAAAAATCTCGCATAGATGAGTTTCCGATGAATGAATCATTTGTTTTTTCCTATGATGAGGTTATAAAAAGATACGGTTCGGAGTCTATAGAAAAAAAGGTTATTCCTCAAGAGTTAGCGGATGCAAAACAAGTTGAAGAGGCAGAAAGATTGATAGACCTATTCAAAATTTCTGAAGAGACTTATTCAAAATGGCTAGAAAAACATAATGCAGAAAGTTTTCAAGAGCTTTCAAAAGAAGCAATTCAAAAAATTATTGACCATCTTAAATCTAAAATAAAAGGAGATTAATATGAAATTCCAACCACTAACGGAAGAAGAAATTAAACGAGCTATGTTTATTGAGGATGGTTCTTATAACTATAAAGTAGTTAAATCTTCTGAAAAAAAATCAGATAAAACAGGCAACGATTATATTGCTTTAGAGCTTACAGTATGGGATAAAGCCGGAAAAGAAAGATTAATATTTTGCAACCTATGGTCAATAAAGTTACTTAAGCATTTTTGCGATGTTAATGGCATGGAAGAGGACTATAAATCAGGTGATATTCCATCTTATAAGTTTATGAATAAATCCGGAGGCAAAGTAACTATTGGATTTGAACCTGAAAAAATTAACCCTACTGGTGGAATGTATAAGGCTAAAAATGTGATATTGGATTTTGTTAGCGATTCTGCTATGCCTAATAACACCCATAAAAATGATATTGATGATTTACTCAATCAATTTGACAAAGATGTACCATTTTAACAAGAGTTGAAATAATAATTATGTTTTTTACATCTCCTAAAAGAATAATAGTAGAATTTGTTAATTTTGCTGATCCAGCGCCCAAGCGTAGTTGGTGCGCATATTACCAAGGAGAGGTAGACCCTCATAATTTTTCGTGGGGGGAATCTGCAGAAAAGGCGGTTTATAACCTTAATGAAAAGCTTAAAGAAACG